ACTTAAATTTTGAAATTGTTACCGCAGATAGCGGAGATGCAACGATGGAAGTCGTTAGTGCTACTGGTGGGGACAATAAAGCTGCAAAAATTCGCGGTGTTTTCGTTGGTGGAGTCTTAGATCAGGTAGTTATCGTCGATGGAGGGCGGGGATACAGTGCTGATAGGCGTCCAAACATCTCTGTTATCAATGATAATGAAGAAAGAACGCTAATTCAGAAGAATGATGGGCATCGTGATGACTTAGTTGATGAATTTGGTGGCATTTTGAGCGATTTACCTGACGGAGGAGACCCAACAGACGCGGGAGTTCCTAGAGTACAAGAAAGTGACTATACAAATTTGGGTGATAGTTACGGAAAAGTGCCTAAAGAGACCGATGTTCTTGAGATGGAACCAAAAATGAACATCAAAATGGATCCTGATGAGGTAAGAATAGATCAACTTCCGCAAAATAAGTACAGAAAAGATGCTACAGAACCTCTGAAAGCGATTATGGCACCTCCACAGAACTTAAGTTACCTTGAGGAGACTCCTATTGATCAAGAATATAAAGATGTGATCATTGAGGATCAAGATCGTATCAAAGATCAGGTTGATAGGGATGTTGATGCCATTACTCAACCTAAAATTCCCGAATTTAAACAAACTCAAGAAACAAAAGTAGAAACTTGTCAAGGTAGTTTTACCAATCTTCCAACAGCGTCTACTTACACTAAATACATCATGCGTCAATATAGACCAGATTCCGCAAGGCAAACGTCTATTCAAGTTACTTTAACAATGTCTCCCGTAAATAGTGGGTGTGCTCATATTGGTTGCACTGCTCCTACAGAACAACAAGGATATACTAATGAAGAGACTGATCCTGAGACTGGTATTACAACCACCACAACAGGAACTTATTCAATGCATCCTACAATATTGGGACCAGGTTGCAAATCCTGGACTGCTACGGGTAATATGACTATCTTCCACGATTTGACTCGTGGAGCGAATACTGTTAAACTGGCGAACCAGGCAAGAGGCAATCCATTCACAGAGTAGAAAATGTCAACACCACCATTAGTTACAGCAGGATTAGCTGCAGCACTTTATATGGGACCTGACAGTGGTCATGGAACTGGTGCGGGAGGATCTCACCACCCTGGTTTGGGAGGTGGATTACTTCCTAACTGTCCTCATCCCTCTCTGAGTCCTACGATCAAACCTGTTGCCATGCCAGCAGTCAACGCTGTTGCAATCTGGCCGCCTCTAATGCAGTCACCAATCAGTCCTTTGACTGGTATTCGTACCGTCTTTATCAATAAGACTTATCCAATTGTTGATCAAGATCTTTTAACTACACATCCAACACCAACTCAATTTACAACGAGTTCTATTGGTGATAAGTGTTTTACTACTCTGTCCACTCCTGCTTGGTGGTGTACAGTAGGTGTCACAGCGGGTCGAGAAGCGCCTGTAGGTCATGCGCGTAAGTGTATGGCAACCAGCACAAGTGTTTTCATTAATGGGCAGCGTGCAGGGCGTTTTGGAGACCCTTTAGGTGATGGTTCTACTGCCTTCCCCTGCCTGTCTGTGATTACAGGTTCAAGTCCAAATGTTTTTATCGGAAAATAGTATTAAATTATGGCAAAAGTAAAAAAATCCTTAAGTGGAAGCAACATGATCGAGTCTACTCCCAAAAAGACTCGTCAGGGATCAGGTCAACATACCAAATATTCAGCAACCAGTAGGAATAATGCTAAAAAACGTTATCGTGGACAAGGGCGATAAATAATATCGGTATGGACTATAGAGGAGATGGCGTTAAAAAAGATAGGGGGTAAAGAATTTACTAAATCGCGCAGCTTTAAAGATGTGTCGATTGGTTTTATGCGTAATCCCTTTACAGATGACATCTCTTCTGTATCCAACGAAAATTCAATTAAACAAGCAGTCAAAAATCTTATTTTGACTGTTCCTGGAGAAAAACCGTTTCAACCTTTAGTTGGTTCTAGGGTAACTTCATTACTTTTTGAACCTCTAGACGGATTTACCGCAGATGCGATTCAGGATGAAATCATAAATACCATTAATCAGTATGAACCTAGGGTAAAACTTACGGATGTTGTCGTAACACCCATCTACGAAGGTAACAAAGTACATGTTGTCATTGAATACCAAGTAGTGGGATTACCTATTGTTGAAACAATCGAATTTGTTTTACAGAGACCCGAATAATGCAACCTAATAACCTAACAGCATTAGATTTTGAGGATATTAAATCTTCAATTAAATCGTATCTAAGAACTCGCAATGAGTTTACAGATTATGATTTTGATGGATCGTCTCTATCTTATCTGATTGATATTTTAGCGTATAACACTTACTATACTGCATTCAATGCTAATATGGCATTGAACGAGACTTTTTTAACATCAGCAACAGTTAGAGATAATATTGTTAATATTGCAAAACTGTTAAATTACGTTCCCAAATCTATCACTTCATCAAAGGGATGCGTAAAACTGACTTTACAGACAACTCAAATCAACGGTGAATTTCCAACTTCATTAACTCTTTCAAAAGGTGCTGTTTGTACAGGTGGTAATTATATTTGGAATATTCTTACAGATTTAACAACATCTGTAGACGCAACAACTGGAATTGCGGAATTTGATAGTTTGAAAATATACGAGGGAAGCGTAGTCAAGTTTTCGTATGTTGTAAACACTTTTGCACGACAATCTTATATCATTCCTTCCGCAGACGCTGATATCTCAACTTTGTCCGTAAAGGTAAGACCCAATGAGTCTTCAACTCAGTTTGACATTTATAACAGAGTAGATACTGTATCTACTCTTACACCAACATCTAGATCATATTTCCTCCATGAAGGTGAGGATATGCGCTACGAGATTAGATTTGGTGATGATAGTGTTGGTAGAAAATTAACCGATGGTGAAGTTATTGATTTAGAGTATTTGGTTACTTCTGGACCTGAAGCAAATAACAATTCCAGATTCTCTTTTATCGGTAGAATGACTGATAGTTTAGGTCAAACATATCCCCCTGTAAGTGTCAATTTGACTGTTAAAGACAAGTCTCAGCAAGGCGATGCAGCAGAGTCTATCGAGTCAATTAAGTATAATGCTCCACGATACTATTCAGCGCAGTACAGGGCGGTTACAGCGCAGGATTATGCGATTATTACTAAGAATATCTACTCCAATGCATCTTCAGTAGTTGCATATGGCGGAGATACTTTAAATCCTCCCATTTACGGAAAAGTATACATTGTAATCAAAACCAAATCTGGCACAACTCTCAACGATCAAACTAAGAAAGATGTTGCCAATGACTTGAGAAAGTATGCAATGGCATCGATTGATCCAATCATTGTCGATCCAGATGACATGTATGTCAACATTAAAGTGTTTGCTTTGTATGATACTGGCGGTGGATCTAATGCATCTGAAATTGAATCTGATATCAATGCTGGAGTCTTAGACTGGGGAACTCAAACTGGCATTAATAATTTCAATTCTACTTTTAGAGCACAGCAGTTAGAGAAAGCGATTACACTTTCTAATAAGACAATTAGTGATGTTTCCCTTCAGGTTACACTTCTGAAGTATATTAAACCAAATACTAACCAAACAAACACATATTGTATTTCTATTGGAAACCAATTATACAATAGTGCTCCTACTTTGGATGGTTCTGATGGTGCATGTAAAAAGGAACCCGTTGTTGTTTCTGGTACATTCAGAACTGCTGATAGACCTGGGGTTGATCAGCAGTTTGAAGACGATGGATATGGTAATCTCAGAACATATTACAACACTGGTATCAGAAAAATCTATACCAACAGCAAAGCAGGAACAGTAAATTATGATACTGGAGAAGTTTGTTTTGGTCCTGTTAATGTAATTGGTGCTGGAAATAATATTGCTCCCGCTGCAGCGGTTTCTATTAGTGATTCTGCAAGTGGATTGGGATCTATTATTGATCCTCTTCAACTCCCAAGTAATCTGCAAATCCCTGTTGTTTTCATTCCTTCAAATAATTCTACAATTCCAGCAACTACTCCTGGAACTATAATCAATATTGTTACACCTTCGATTACTGTTCAACCAATTGGATCGATTGTTCCTCCAACAATCCCTCTAAATAGTTTGACGCCAACGGATTTCAACCAAACCCCAGTGGTTTTGGATATACCCGATTTGACCAATTTAGGCTCACTCAGCGATTCGACTTGCTTCTAAGATGGATATTAACAAGGTTTCTCATTCGATTTCCTCTCAGTCTCCAGACTTTCTGAGGACAGAGTATCCACTGTTCAATAAATTTATTGAATACTACTACAGATCTCAAGAAAAGACGGGATTAGGTCAGAACATTGTTAACAAGTTTCTTCAATATTTGGATATTGATAAACTTGAAATTGATATTTTAGATGGTTCTACTAAAGTTGTAGAAGCGATCAGTGATAGCAGTGATACTATTGTTGTTGAAAGTGTCGATCAGTTCCTGAAGAACGATGGATCGATCATGATCGGTGACGAAGTAATTTACTATGAAAGCACTACCTCATCGCCAAATATTGCGTTAAGTCCTGGTATTTCTTACGATCAGGTAAAACTTAAGTGGACTGGTCTGGCACAACTTATTAATGATTATGATGGAACAAGAGTTAGATTTCCTCTGACATCTCAGTCTACTCCTATTCCAGCACCTTCGGCACAGCATCTTATTGTCGAACTGTATGATGAGGTTCTTGTTCCTAATGTTGATTACACTGTTGATGGTACAGATATTGTATTTACGACTGCCCCTAGAGCAAAACAGACTGGTGATGATGTATCAGAAACTAGCATCAACTATCTAAGTGGTTTTATTGATAATTCAATTCTCTTTCTCGATAATATTTCGGGATCTTTTGGAGAAAATAAAACCGAATTTAAGATGACTCGAAATGGGGAATCTTATACTCCTATTACTGATGAATATGTTATTGCAATCTATGACGGAAAACTTCTTACACCAAGAGTAGATTATTACTTAGATAAAGATCTTTTTATCTTTGAAGTAGCACCTTTGAATGGTAGACTTCTGACTTTGTATTCTATTGAGGCACCCATTCCCAGTTTTGGTTCTGGTGCTCTGGGATATGCTCGTGTTAATAATAGTGGTGAACTAATTGATATTTCTATCAATGAGACAGGATCTTTATACAAATTTGAAAATCCTCCTCATGTAACTATTCAGGGTGAAAATGGAAGTGGTGCATCTGCTACAGCGTTAGTTAATGGTGTTAAAAATGCAATTCTTCTTGATGGTGGTAGAGGATATAGTGATACCAACCCTCCTACTGTAGAAATTGAATCTCCTACTCTTGCTGGATCTGAGGTTGCTAAATTAAAAGCAACTGTTACTAATGGTTCTGTAACTGATATTGAAATTGTAAGTTCTGGTAGTGGTTATAGTTTTAATCCCAGAGTTACTTTTAAGCAACCAGGTGGTGCAAAGTTGGCAGCACCTACTATTATTTCTGGAAGTATTAGTGGCACTATCACTGTAACTGATGGTGGTCAGGGATATACAACTCCTCCTAGAATCTATATTGATGCTCCTCTAGGAACAGATGGTATTACTGCAGCACTCCAGGCAGTTCTAACTGATGGCAAAATCACTTCTGTCAATGTTCTAAACGCAGGTCAAGGTTATACTACTACACCTAGAATTGCTGTTGTTGATCCCACAGGTGCTCAGGTTTTAGAAACTCTTGTTGATGGTGATGGTCGTGTAGTCAGTATTGAACTTTTAGATGGTGGTAGTGGATATGAAGATATTCCTTCTGTATACATTGTAGACCCCGCAGGAAATGGTACAGGAGCAAAAGCAACTGCTGCAATTTTTAATGGAAAAATTACTGATATTAACATCAGTGAGTTTGGTAGTGGATATTCTGTAACTAATCCCCCTACAGTTGTTATTCAATCACCACCTGAAGCAAAGGCATCTGTAGAACCAGGATTAAATGAAGTAACTGGTTTCAAAATCAGTAAAAAAGGAACAGGATACGATAAAGCAGCATTTAATGGATGTGCTAGAGCAGCAAGTGGTATTGTAAAGTATACTGAGAGTGGAAATGCTGTATTTTCTAATAATACAACTGCTGCATCTGCCGCTGTCGATACTAGCGTAAAATGCTTAGATTCTTTATTTGTAAAGAGACTTCTGGACAAATATACAGAACAATTCTTGCCAGATGTTCCTGAACTTGACTATAAGAAAATTGATGTTCGCACTGCAATTAAATCGGTAAAAGATTTTTACTCTACTAAGGGTACTTCTTTCAGTGTTGCATATCTGTTTAAACTTCTTTATGGCGAAGAAGTTACTATTAACTATCCAAAAGATCAAATTACCAAACCATCTGCTGCAACTTGGTCTATTGATACTATTTTGCGTGCCACTATTGTTAGTGGTAATCCTGTAGATATTAAAGATGGTCTTCTCACTCAGGAAGAAAGTATTGCGGATCCAAATGTTAAAGCAGCGAGTGCTTTGATTGAGAACTACATTTCAATCAAAACTTCTAATTTAGAGATTTACGAACTTGTTCTCTCCGAAGAAACTATTCAGGGATCATTTACTGTTCCATATAAAACCAAATTAGCAGAACCCCTTGGAACTGACAATAGTATTATTACTGTTGACTCTACTATTGGTTGGCCTGAAAGAAACGGTGAATTTATTATTGGTGCTAGTGAAGTCGTTCAATATAAAGAAAAGTCCCTCAACCAGTTTATTGAGTGTACTCGTTCTGTAAATGGTGTTGTAGAGGATTGGGATTCTGCTACTGAGGTTAGTTCAAACTTAATTGTTTATGTTAATAAGGGAACTGCTCAAGAAGTAGTAATGAATGTTGTTGGTATTGTTGATGCTCAACAAACAAGTTTGACAAATACTGGATCTTATTACCTGACAGGTGATAAACTTACTGTGTCTAAACTTGGTGGTACATCTACCAAACCAGAGTTGAATACTTGGTTGTATAACGTTAAAAAGTTAATTGAGATCGATTCAATCACTTATGGTGGTGTTAATAATCAATTTGCTACGGTTACCTGTTCAAATCCACATGGATTGTTAGTTGGGGATCAAGTTACGATTTATGGTGCAAATCCAATCATTTATAATGGATCTTTCTTAGTAACATCTAGAGATAGCACTACTGTATTCCAGTATCAACTTCCTCAACCCGCTGAAGTTATTCCTCAAGGAAATATTCTTGTTTCTGTTGACTTAAACAAAGGTAAGTCTGAGAATACTGCTATTGCAAATTTCATCGGACCTTACACTACAAATATTCAGAATACCTTCTTCAACGATAATCATGTTTATGTTGCTGCTACTGGTATTCCTAACTATAATATTGGTCCTTTCCCAGGATCTGCTCTTTTACCTGGTAACCAGAGAAAACTGAATAGATTCCCCCTGTTACCATCTACAATTTCAACTAAAACTAATATTGTTCCTGGTTCGATTGGAACTTGGGTTAATGGTGTATCTATTTGGTCTTATAAGTCAACTTTAAATAAAACTTTTGGACCAGTTACGTCAGTATCTATCAATAATTCTGGTAAAGATTATGATGCAGCATCTCCTCCAGTAATTACTATTGAAAATGGTGGTGGTAGCGGTGCAGCAGCAACAGTTACTGTTGATGGTTCTATTACCGAAATTGTAGTTAATAACGGTGGATCTGGATATACTTCTTCTCCTCTTGTTTCTATTGTTGGTGGCGGCGGTTCTGGTGCTGCTGCAACTGCTATCGTTACTAAGGGTGTCGTATCTCGTATCCTTATGAACTCTGGTGGTACGGGTTACACTTCTCAACCTTCCATTACAATCGTTGGTGGCGGCGGCACTGGTGCTACAGCAACCGCATCAGTTCGTGGACCTATCCAGAGTATTAATGTGACTTCTGGCGGCGCAAACTACACCTCTACACCAGATGTAACCTTGAGTTCTGGTAAAGGTGCTGTTGCTCAAGCAATTGTTCAGAATGGTCGTATTATTTCTATTGCAATCATTTCTGCTGGTCAAGGTTATACAACTGCACCTGAAGTTACCATTCAAGGTGAAGGTTTTGGTGCTGTTGCTCGTGCAACAATTGATACTGATGGTGAAAATGCTGGTAGAGTTACTGGTATTGAAATCATTAACAGAGGTATCAACTACGTTCAGGGAAGCACGATTATCAATCTTAACTCCATTGGTCAAGATGCTACATTTGAAGCAAATGTATTCCAATGGAATTATAATTTACAAGAAACAACCACTTTTGATAGTGCTAAAGGATCTGTTTTTGTAGGATTGAATAATCAGTATGGTGGTGAATATGCTCACTTGTCTAATCCCCAGAGACTGAGATATATCTTGGGTGACAACTTATTTGAAGGTATTACTGGTGCTATCCAAGAACAGGAAAGTAATCTCGATCACTCTCCAATTATTGGTTGGGCGTATGATGGTAATCCTATTTACGGTCCTTATGGTTATTCTGATGCTACCGATCAGTCCTCTAACATCACTAGACTCAGGTCTTCTTATTCACTGAAGACGGAATTAGTATTAAATGAAATTACAAATCCATATCCTTCCAGAACTGCTGGACCTTCTCTAAATGATGAACCTGCAGGAAAGTTTGTTGAAGACTATGAATATAGTTTTGGTTCTGGTGATCTTGATCAATATAATGGACGTTTCTGCAAAACACCTGATTTTCCCGAAGGAAAATACTGCTATTTTGTTACAATTGATGCTACAGATGCAGGTAATCCTGTTTTCCCATATGTAGTTGGTCCCCAGTACAACTCTGTTGTTGATGAGTGGAATCTTAAAGAAGATGCTATTCAACAGAATATTCCTACAGGTGTTGTTAGATTTAGAGATCCTTATGAAAATGTAGATATTGATGTTGAGCGTGCTCCTAATGCGTCAACCAATGCTCTAACATTGGAAAATGGTGATGTTCTTCTCTTTGAAATTGAGGATGAAAATCGCGATGGTATTATTAGTCAAGATGAAACTGATGATCCAGATCAAATTTTTGAGGAATCTCCCTTACAACTCTTTGATTATTTCCCTTCAGTAAGACTTGACTCTAAGGTTGATATTGAAGTTGAAACAATCACTAAGTTTGAAGATGCTAATATAACTGGATTTACGATTGAAGATCCTGGTAAGAGTTATCAGGTTGATGATATCCTTATCTTCGATAATACCAATACTGATGGTACTGGCGTATCTGCTAGAATTTCAAAAATTACTGGTGAAGCAGTATCCTCATACACATTTGAAAATATTGAAGACACATATTATGGTGTGCTATCAACATCAAATCCACACAACATTGTTGTAGGTGACAAGATATTTGTTGATTATACTCCTGTTATGGATTCTACAAATAAGCAGTTTGTAGTAAGACAGTTAAAGGGTATTGAAGAGATTGTAATTAATCAAACTGGTTCTGGTTATGATGATGAAATTCCTCCAACAATTTCTGTTGATGGAAATGGTGTGTCTGCTCAACTTTCTGCAGTAGTTGATCAAGTTGGTGCTATCGAGAAAGTTAATATTGTCAATTCTGGTTCCTCTTACACAGAAAATCCCAGAATTGTTATTAGTCACCCACAAGTTTTCAAAAAAGCAGATTACTATGTTTCTACCGTAGATCATGAGGATTATGTCAAAATTAATGACTCTTATATCAATTCAAATAAAGAACTTTATATTTGTGGCAAAACTCATGATGCAAGCGATAATGAAGTTGCTTTTGTTGCTAAATTCTCCGAACTTGGTGTTAAAGAGTGGGAAAAAACTTTAGAAAGTCAATCTGGTGAAAACTACACTGAGTTCATTAGAATGGATGTACGTGGAAATGCTATCTTACTGGTTGGTGAAAATAAACCAAATGCTTCGATTCTTTCTGCTTATAATCCTGATGTTTTCTTTGCCAAGTATACTCAAGCAGAAGATGGACTTAGTGCAACTCTTGATTGGCAAAAAGGATATGCTGGTATCTCTGGTGCAACCAGAGCAGACCATGTAACTGCAGTTAAAGCATCCTCTGATTCCAGATTTATTATTGGTGGTTTTACTAATACAAACTCTGCAAATCCTTATGATGCTTTTATTGCTAGTATTGATAGCACTGGTGGTTTTGCTGCAAAGAGAAAAATTGCTACATCTGCAAAGTCCGAAAAGTTAACTGATCTTATTGTTAAGGGTGATAGTGTATACTTCATCATGGAAACCGCTGATAGTTCTAGCGCAACTGATGTTCGCTTTACCATGGGTAAAGCATCGGTTGGAACTTCTGTCATTACAATTGATTGGACCAAGGAACTCAATAATTCAGTATATTCTTTCCTTGACACTAGTATGGTTATTGATGAATATGATGAGATGTATGTCACTGGCACACTCCGTCTGAAGTCAAATAATACGACTAAGGATAGTTTCTGGGTAGGTAAGTTTGATACCGATGGGGACTTAATCTGGAATTATCGCTATGTTGCACCCA